TAGAGGTACCTATGTATGAAGAAAAAAAATACTTAATTCTACATTCTACCTATCAAGCTGCAAATCTAATACATACACCTTCAGATTATTCTACTATTATAAAATTTAAACCAGATTTAGAGACAGACCGAATAGAGTATAATAAGAATATAGAACAGTACTTTTATGAAGCAGCCATTCACGCACATCCTCTATTAAATGGAAGAAAAAAAGAGGATTTCATTTACGGAAGATATCTTTATAAGACACTTGATGAAAGAATGTTTACTATCTATCCGGAAGGTATAGAAAAGTTATTTAAGAGAAGCTATGTAGATTATTTTGACGATATCTACGCAATAGATTCCTATTTAGAAAAAAAATATTCAAAAAACTACGAAGGTAGTATTCTTTGGACTAATTATATAAAAGAAAGGGGTTTAGGTATAATACAAGACCTAACTCTTAAGTTACCAAATTGTAAAACTAAAAGTTATTAGAAAATGTCAACAGAACAAAAGTTACAACAAGAAGAGATCGATAGTATCAAAATGATACAGACTCAAAAGATTAGGTTAAATGATGAATTAGCAGCTATCTCATTAGCTGAGTTTGAATTGAGAACTCGTAAACAAGCCGCAGAGAACTTTTATAATTCATTAAAAGAAGCAGAAAAAAATACAGCATCTGAACTACAAGCTAAATACGGTTTCCAAAAAGTAAATATAAATTTAGAAACTGGAGAGATAGTAGAAGCTTAAAAAAAGATTAGGTAATATGTTTTACCTGGATTTAACTATTTATATACGTATTTAAAATAAATCTTTTGAAAAGGGTTTTGAATTTATTAACATATTTATTTAAGAACCCAACTAACAAATAATAGAGACATGGCAGAAACATTAATTTCACCAGGTGTATTAACGAGAGAAAATGATATTTCGTTTATCCAACCACAAGCGGCTGCAGTAGGTGCAGCGTTTATTGGTCCAACAGTAAAAGGCCCGGTAGAGCAACCTATAGTAGTAACTTCTTACGGACAGTATCAAAGATTATTTGGAACCATAATTGAATCTGGTTCTAATTCGTATGAATACTTAACATCAATTGCAGTAAAAAGTTACTTCGAACAAGGAGGAAATACAGCATTAATAACTAGAGTAGTATCTGGTTCTTATGCAGCTGCAGAAAATACAGTTATAGCTACTGCTGGTGGTTCTGTAACCAATCCATTTGAATTAGAAACTATTGGTAAAGGTATTATATATAATAACGCTACAGGATCTGCTCATACAACTGCTGCTCATAACGCAGATGGTTCAATTGCTTTGGGTAAACCAGATAATATCAGATTTGAAATTACAAACATTAATAACTCAGCTGGAACTTTTTCATTGTTAGTACGTAGAGGTGATGATAGTAGAAAAAATAAGATTATCTTAGAAACTTTTAATGATTTATCATTAGATCCAAACTCAGAAAACTATATTGAGAGAGTAATCGGTAACCAATCTGTTTCTAAAACAACAGAAGGTTCAGAAGTATTCGTATCAGTATCTGGAGAATATGCTAACAAATCTAACTACATTAGAGTTAAAATAGTAAATAATCCAACCTTAAACTACTTAGCTAACGACGGTATCACTGTTAATAGCAGCTACGATGATTTATTACCAATAGCTCAGTCAGGTTCATTTCATGGAGCTACAGGTACACCATTTGTTGCTAGAGCAGCTAAATTCTTTAAATATATCACTAATTCAGATACACAAGGTTTAGTAGGCTCTAACTATGCAGATGCTATTTCAATCTTAAGTAATAAGGACGAATATCAATTCAATATTATATCTGCACCAGGTCTTATTTACGATTTCGGTACTCATAAGTCACAATTAGATTCTATCATCTCTTTAGTAGAACGTAGAGGAGATGCAATTGCAGTAATCGACTTAGAACAGTACGGTGCAACTGTATCAAATATAACAGCAGCAGCAGGAACAGTAAATAGCTCATATGCAGCAGCTTACTGGCCTTGGTTACAAACTCAATCTGCTACAGGTAAAAACGAATGGGTTCCTGCTTCAACAGTTATCCCTGGTGTTTTCGCATTCACAGATAGTGCAGCTGCTCCATGGTTCGCTCCAGCAGGTCTAGTCAAAGGAGGTATTCCTAACGTAATTCAAGCAGAACGTAAAGTTAGCCGTGAACAACGTGATATATTATATCGTGCTAATGTAAACCCAATCGCTACATTCCCTGGTCAAGGTATTGCAGTATACGGTCAAAAGACATTACAGAAAAAAGCTTCTGCTTTAGATAGAGTAAACGTTAGACGTTTATTAATCGAGCTGAAGGGCTTTATCGGAAGCCAAGCTAACAACTTAGTATTTGAACAAAATACTATCGCTACAAGAAACAAATTCTTAGCAATCGTTAATCCTTACCTAGAATCAGTAGTTCAACGTCAAGGTTTATATGCTTACAGAGTTGTAATGGACGATACTAATAACACTGCTGATATTATAGATAGAAATCAGATTGTTGGTCAGATCTTTATACAACCAGCTAAGACTGCAGAATTCGTAGTACTTGACTTCACAATTGAACCAACAGGTACAACTTTTGTAGCATAATTAAAATAATTGATATTTATATAAAACAGATAACAAAATGGCAGTATTAGATTCAAGCGAAATTATGTTCAGAGCCTTCGAACCGAAGGTACAGAATAGATTTATCCTATACAGTGATGCTATACCAGCTTTTATGGTAAAAGCAGTAACTGCACCATCTTTCACAGATGAGGAGATCAAATTAGATCACATCAACTCTTATAGAAAGATTCGTGGTAAGAGAAACTGGGAAAATATGGACATGACTTTATATGATCCAATTAACCCTTCAGGCGCTCAAGCAGTAATGGACTGGGCTCGTCAATCTTACGAATCAGTAACTGGTAGAGCTGGTTACTCAGATTTCTACAAGAAAGATTTGACTTTAAATCTTTTAGGTCCAGTAGGTGATATCGTATCAGAATGGATTATCAAAGGAGCATTTATCGTGAATATGGCACAAGGTTCTTTGGACTGGGGAACTAGCGAGGGTGTTGAATTGACAATCACTGTAGCGATGGACTACTGCGTACTTAACTACTAATCTGCCTAAAGTATATAAAAAAAGAGCCCGGAAAGAAATTTCCGGGTTTTTTGTTGCTTTCAAAAGTTATTTTTCATATATTTATATGAAACAACGTTATTCAAAATAAAATTTATGGAACAAACACAAAAATTTCCTACGGAGATTGTAGACCTACCTTCGAAAGGATTACTTTATCCCGAAGGACACCCACTAGCTTCAGGTACTGTTGAAATGAAGTATATGACTGCTAAGGAAGAAGACATCTTAACTAACCAGAACTTTATCGAAAGAGGAGTAGTAATTGATAAGCTATTACAGTCTTTGATTGTAACCAAGTTTAACTACGATGACCTTTTAGTAGGTGACAAGAATGCTATCTTGATTGCAGCTAGAGTACTAGGTTACGGTAAAGATTATGAATTCAATTATCAAGGGCAGCAAGAAGTAGTTGACCTGTCGTTGTTAGAGAATAAATCTTTTGATGAAAGTTTATTTAAGAGCGGGAAAAATGAATTTGAATTCGAATTACCATCTACAGGTAATAAGATTACTTTTAAATTACTTACTCATGGTGAGGAGCAGAAAATTCAACATGAGATTAAAGGTTTAAAGAAGATTAACAAAGATGCTTCTCCTGATCTATCAACTAGGTTAAAACATATGATCACTTCAGTAAACGGGGCAAATGACCCTAAAAGTATCAGGGATTTTGTAGATAATCATTTCTTAGCTAGAGACTCACGTGCATTCAGAAAATATGTAGCCGAATTTCAACCAGATGTAGACTTAAAGTTCTACCCGGACAATGGACCAGACGGAGGGGTTGATATTCCGATCGGGGTTAACTTTCTTTGGCCTGACGCCAACGTATAGAGCAGCATTCTTTAATCAGATTCATGAAATAGTATTTCATGGAAAAGGTGGATATGATCATGATACTGTATATGCAATGCCTATATGGTTACGTAATTTTACTTATCAAAAAATGAATGAATATTACGAAAAGGAACAAAGTGCTATGAATAAGGCTAAGAGTAAAGCTCCTTCTAGATCTGCTCCCAGAGGACCTTCAATAAGAAAACCTTCCTATAGTACTAAGGCTCGCCCATAAAGCGAGCTTTACCTATTTATATAATATAAGTAACCTCGTTAATGGCTAGTAAAGACGACATAAAAAACCAACAAGATCTTAATAAAGCGAAAGCTGAGACTAACCGTCTTACAGCTGAAGAGAATAGGTTTCTTGAATTAGGAAGAAAAATAGCTGCTGAAGCTACTGAACAGTCTAGAAATCTAGGACAGGAGCTTCGTGATATGCTAGGACTTTCTAGACAAAGAAATGACTTCGATAAAGCATTATTAGGATTATCAAAAAGTATTTCTACTCAAGCTCAGAAAAACGCTGTAGAGTTAGGGCGTAATAATGAAATATCCAAAGAACTTCTCAAAAATGAGAAGATTCTAGAAGCCGCTAAGAGAGAGCAGTTAATAGCCCAAAAAGGGTTAAACACTGTACAAATACAAGCAGCTGATAAAATAGCAAAAGCTCAGTTAAAACGTCAGGAAATCATTTCAGAAATTGATGATTTATACGATAAGCTTGCGACAGCTGATGATAATGCAGCAAAGAAATTAAAAGAAGATATAGACAAAAGGGAAGATCAATTAGCATCTGTAGAAGAAAGTTTAGATAACCATCTAAAATTAGCTGATGCAGATACCCAGCGTTTATCCTTATCAACACAGTTAGTTCAACAAGCTCAGAAAAATGTAGATGTAACTGCAAAGGAAGCTACTATACAGGAGGGTATTAATGCTAAATTAGGCATTACAGGCGGCCTTGTCAAAGGTTTAGGCGGTTTAATGTCTAAACTAGGTTTTGATAGCTCTTCAGTATCTGATGGCCTTAAGAAGGCTGAAGATGAGATGACAAAGTTCGCTGATGAAGCGGAACGGTCTGGAAAAAGTGTTTCTAGGCTACAAGTAGCAATGAAAGGCGTTGGTCCTCTTGTAAAAACTCTTGCCAAGGGTCTAACAGATCCTGCTGTAGTGTTTGGAAAAATAGTAAATAGTTTCTTTGATTTGAATAAAGAAGGAGCTAAGTTCCAACAGCAAACAGGTATGAATGCTGACGCCTTAGCAGGAGCTAATTCAGAACTTGCTACATCGGTAGACTTTTTACAAACAGCTAGTGAAATATCTTCTCAAATAGGTACTAATGCTGTAGTAGCGTTAGGTCCAGATCTTGTAGCTGCTGCCGCCGGACTTAAAAACGAATTAGGACTTACTGCAGAAAATGCTGGTATGTTAGCAGTTAATGCTAAACTATCAGGAATGTCTATGGAAGGTTTAGAACAACAAGTACAAGCCGCAACAGAAGAGTTTAATAACACGACCGATTCTGCAGTATCTAGTACTCAGGTTATCCGAGATATGGGTAAAGCTTCAAAAGCAGTACAAGCTCAGTTTAGTCAATACCCCGGGGGTTTAGCATCAGCCGCCGCCGCTGCCCGTAAAATTGGTATGGAGTTGAAGGACATGGAAGGTATTATGGACGGTTTATTGAACTTCGAAGAATCTATAGCGGCTGAAATGGAGGCCGAATTACTTACAGGTAAGTCATTAAATTTAAATAGAGCAAGAGAGTTAGCTTTAGCAAATGATATAGAAGGTGTAGCTAACGAAATATTTAAGAATTCTGTAGATGTTTCTGAATACGCCAGGATGGGCCGCCTTGAACAGGAAGCTTATGCTAAATCTCTTGGAATGTCTAGAGACCAATTAGGAGAAATGGCCATCCAGAAAGGAATCCTTAATGGTATGACAGATGAAGAGAAAGCTAGGATTAGAGGAGTTACTCTAGAGGAGTCTAAACGGATGGATATTCAGGAACAGCTTGAAAAGTCTTTATCAAAACTCTCTGAAGCTATCGCCCCTATGTTAGAAATATTAGTTCCGATAGCAGAAATATTAGGAGCTATAGTCAGAAGGATTGCAGCACCTATTGGCTATTTAATGAGCTGGGCAGATTCATTGAAAGGAATCGGAGGTACTTTTGGAGAAATTTTATCAATGGTTACCAAACTTGCTGTTGGTGGTAGTATATTGTTAATTGCAAAATCTTTGAAAGACGCATTTAACCCTAACATTACTGGCGGTTTCTTTAAAAATTTAAAAGATAATTTCGGCGGTATAGGTAAACTTAAAGATAAGTTTTTAGGTAAAGGGAAGGATGCAGCCACTAACTTGGCTGGCAAAGCAACAGATAAGTTAACAGAAACAGCAGCAAACCAGACAGGAGACCTAGCCAGTAGGACTGCAAGCACAGAAGGTACCAGCAGCGGACAACCAGGTGGCTTTTTGCAATCACTTGGAGATGGTTTAGCATCAATTGGTAAACAGTTTCAGGATGTAGTAAAAGGTGCACTTGCACTAGGCATCGCTGGATTAGCGTTAGCTGGTTCATTTGCTCTAGCTCTGAAAATGGTTGAAGGTGTTGATCCGGTAGTTATGCTAACATTCGCAACTTCTGTAGGAATTTTGGGAGCATCGTTAGCATTGGTAGGAAAGTTAGGAAACGACGCAATTAAAGGAGCTTTAGCAATGGCTATAATCGGTGTTGCCTTAATACCAGCAGCTTTTGCTTTTAGTCTTTTAGCAGGAGTTGACAATACAGCAATAATGGCTATGTCGGGAAGTTTAGCAGTACTAGGTTTAACAGTAGCTCTTATGGGTCTGGTAGGACCTAATATTATTATGGGTGCTTTAGCTTTAGGTATATTAGCACTAGCTTTAATACCGGCCGCTTATGCATTCAGTCTCTTGAAAGGAGTTGATTCACAGGCAATAATGGCTATGACAGTGAGTTTGGTAGTATTAGGTTCAGCAGCAGCATTGATAGGATTGACAGGACCTATGGTACTAGCAGGTGCGGCTGCGATAGCTATTTTAGCATTAGCTATGATTCCAGCCGCTTATGCATTTAGTTTACTAGGATCCGTGGACCCAATGGCAATAACAGCTATGGTAGGTAGTTTAGTAGTACTAGGAGCTGCAGCAGCTCTTATAGGTATGACAGGGCCTATGGTATTGGCTGGTGCAGCTGCAATAGGTATTTTAGCACTAGCTATGATTCCAGCTGCTATTGCATTTAGACTCTTAGAAGGAGTTGATCCTAGTGCTATGTTAGGATTTGCAGTAGCCTTACCTATACTAGCTTTTGCAACTGCAGGTCTAGGGCTTGTCGCTCCATTAATAATGGCAGGTGCATTTGCTTTAGGAGTCTTAGGTGTAGCTTTAATACCGTTAGGGGTCGGAATCAGCGTATTAGCTCAAGCAGACATACAGGGAGTTGTAGATAGATTATCTCTCTTAGCTGAAATGGGACCAGGTCTGGTTCAGGCAGGTATAGGATTGGTAGCAGCCGCT